CCTGATTGACTAGAAATACTTGGTCTTTGTACCTCACTATCGTTACTATTTTCGACAATATCTTGCTTAGGTCGAGAAGAAAGTAATGTTGGATTACCAAAGAACGATAAGTTTGCTCTTATGTTCTTAACCATCTCATCATGAGCAATGATTTGGTTGGATAACCAGTCAAATTCTCCTGCGCCATCGGTTCCAAAAGCATCAGGATTATTAAATACTTCAACACATGGAATAAACTCCATTGTGTTCTCTAATACTTTCTTATCTTTTGATGCATAACCAATATTTTCTTGATCAAAAGTTATCTCTTGTTCACTATGAAATTCTTCAATTTCTGTTGCGGTAATACGTAAACGCATATAACGCTTATCTGTATTTAAACCAGATCCTTTAAATCCTTTTTTAGATTTAACTTTATAAGCGTAGATAATGATTACTTCTTCTAAATCACCTTCAGGAGTGTAATAAGTCCTATATGCATCTTTATCAAACCAATAAATACGATATGTTTTTCTTGTTGGTCTTATATAAAATAATCCTTTTCCATAAGCTAAAAATCTATCCCAAATTGAATCAAGTCTTGCGTCTAATGTATTGAATTTAATTACCTGTTGAATAAAATCAAATCTTTGAGTTCCTAAATTATCTTGTTGAGGAAAAAACTCAACTCCTTGCCTTATCCCAAACATCTTCATCTGAGATAGATGAGCATTAACCAACATGGTGTCGGCAGAGCTATTACCATCTCGATCTATTACCGCTTTTACAATAGAATCGAGTGCGGATTTACTATTACTATCGCTCATGAGTGTTCAGGAATTTAGTCTATTCGTCAATGTTGTAACCAGCATGTAGACGTCTCAAAGTGATAACGTCATCCTCAACCTCGACTTCAAATCGTTCATTAGGCTGTATAGCCATGTCATGACAAATTTCATCGTTGAGAGGAATTACTGCAGAACCATAAGCATCTTGCTCTAGTTCAATCTTGTAATAACTAGGTGACATTGGAAAGTGGTATTTCTAGTTTAAATCGTCAATACTCTAACTCTAGTTTTCCTCTGGTCATTAATCCATTACATAGCCAAACTAAGGCATCAACACAATCGTCATGAGAACTAACACCGAAATTTACAATCTCATCGGTTAACGCAGTAAACTTTCGATACTTATTAAAAATAATATTCCTCTGTTCAAATAAACCCATAATTCCCCTAAAACGTGCAACTTTATCCCCTCGGAATCCTTTAACAGCATGCCAAAGAACGTTATACAATCCATGTTCTCCTAGACATATTCTTTTAAAATCAGCTTCTAAAGAAGCCTGATATGCAACGGCTTCTGACCAAATATGAATAGAACTACCTGTAGGAAAATAATTATTTCCATCTTTATGAACAACACCCCATTCTTCCATCATTTCCATTAATGCTTCTAACTTCTCTAGGTTTCCCATAATTCTTATTCTTTTACAATCAATAATATGAATTTTGTTACCAACCCTTCCACCCATTACAAACACAGTAAAATCATTCTGCTCTCTTACACCAGCTGAAAGATCAACTCCAATACCCATTTCATCAAATTGAGTTGCAATACCTCCTTTAACAATCAAATCTGGAGAAAGAGATAACTCACTAGTTTGTACTATTTGATTCTGATACTGAAAACTAAAGGCAACTGGAGCTTGACGTCTTCTATCTCGTAGATAATCCAATGACCACATATCTGGCCAATACGAAATCTCTTCACCATCCTTATCAACAGTTATGGCAGATTGAACTATCTGAACCCAATCATTTGCTGGAGTAAAAGTACTGTTGTGAATATCATCATGTCTAAAACGTGTACCTAAACAAATAGCTCTACCTCCTTCAAACATAGTTGGAACTATGACTGAGTTCCAGTTATCTTGCATAGCTTGACGAATATCCCTGTTCTTAATGTCATCAGCACTTTTAATTGCGTCATCAATAATACAAAGATGAGAACGTTTAGATGTCACAGCACCTTTTAGTCCTGCACAACAAACAGTAAATTCTTCTTCACCAGTAGATTTAATTCCTGCAAACTTCCAATCAATACTCCAATACTCATTAGAGTTAATACCTTTCGCTATTTTTACTCTGGGGAAGATTTCACGATAAGCTTTACTTTCATCTATGATTCTTTTGATAGCTGCACTTTTAGGTCGAGCAACATCAACTGTGTAAGAAATATATAAAACTTTTAAAGGTAATTTGTTTAACGCATGTACTCCAACTGTCCAAGCTGTATATAAACCAAGAATTGTTGATTTAGCACTACCCCTCGGAGCCAAAATATCAATATTTGGTCCACCAATACCAACTAAACACTCACTATCTTTCCCAGTACATAAATAACGATGCCATTCTTTATGGTGAGCTGCAGGAGGTTTATCACCTACAACATCACAAAAATATGCAAAATCTTTTCTTGCACGTTCTACATCAACATTTGATGTTTTTTTAACAACTTGTTGTTTAGCAGCAGCTCTCGCAGTTCTGCGATAAACGCTGTAAATACTTGTACCTGCCATGCACGTAGCATAGCCTAAGAATCTTTAACTTTCTTCCTGTAATATTTTTGTCCAAACTCCCATTGATGCCTCTTGTAATGGACCTTCAATTGGATCATCACGGAAAATAGTTAACATCTCACGCAAAGCTCTGTCTGCACCAGCAAGAATCAACCCTTGTTTATCCATTAATACCTTCTCATCTCCTATTTGTTTTATAGAACCTCTCAACTCTTTTTGAAGCATTGCAATTCTGGCAGTACCCATATCTTGTTTAACCATACCCATGTCAATTGCTTGACGTAACTTTGCAATATCCTCTTGCATATTGTCTATTTCTTGTTCTAATAAAATATTAAAATTACGCTTTTTAAATTTCTTTTGTGACCATTCATCACATTCAACAATTGTTCCTTTAAAACCAAGAAAACGTGAGTATAAATAAATTTGAATTGGGGAAGCTGTTCTTTTACAGAAAGCTAGAAAGGATTGTCTATCTTTGTCTGTTAAAGAGCTAACCCATTTGTTCATGCTTTATAGGCCGATTGTGCTTGGCCGTAATCTCTTGCTTCTTTATAGCGACGGAACATCTCTCTTTGCAAGTCTGTTTCTCTGACTTCCTGACCTTCTACTCTTCTAGAAGCACGAGTTTGTGCTCCTGTCTCAGCTATACCTGCTCTTTGCTCTTCACCAGCAACTCTTGCAGAGGCTCTCTGCTGACTACCAGATTCAGCCATCCCAGCACGTTGTTCCTCTCCCGCTACTCTTGCAGACGCACGTTGCTGAGAACCTTGCTCTGCATAACCTGCACGTTGCTCCTCTCCCGCAACTCTTGCACTTGCTCTCTGCTGTGCTCCACTTTCAGCCATTCCAGCACGTTGCTCTTCACCAGCAACTCTTGCTGATGCTCTACCTTGAGCACCTTGTTCTGCATAACCTGCTCTTTGTTCTTGTCCTGCTACTCTTGCACTTCTTCTTTGCTCTTCTCCACCAAGCATTTGACCTAACCTACTTTGTGTCCCTTCCTCTTGAAGCTTTCTTATATCTTGACCAGTGTAAAACTCTCTTTGAATACGATCTAATTCAGCAGCAGTTTCTAAATTTAATTGTTGTTGAGTATTCTGTATATCCATTAATGCAATCTGAGACTGCAAAGAGGGGTCATTTATCTTTGTAATATCTGCAGCACCTCCTCCTCCCGCAGTATCATCATCATCACTTGTTAAATTATTAACAGCATTATTCTGAACACTAGTTAAATAATCACTAGCAAACTGCGTACCTACTTTTTTTACGTCTTCAGACATAACTACTACTTATTTTGTATCTATTCTACTGAACGTGAATGGTTAACCAGCTACGTTACGTATACCAGAATAACGACCTAACCCCATAGCTGTTGCTTCAGCTATATTTTTTTGTGCTTCAGCCCTACCTCTTATAGCATCAATATAATTAGTCCTGCTCTTATTTATCCTTCCTAATATTTCACTAGGGCTATTAAGTTCAATTTGCATTCTTCTCTTATATATTTCATCGTTTATCATATTGGCTAATTGAGGATAAGCAGCAAGAAGATATTTCAACTGTTCGTCTCTTTGATACTTTGCTTTTTCTATTTCATATGCATCTAATACTCTTCTACCTGGAAGACTATCGATAGCCTCCTGTTTAGTTAAAGTAGGTCTACCTGAAAGGTCTGCTTTACGTCTACGTTCTGCTAACCTTT